GGTCGGTGCCGCGCCGAAGCCCGACAGCATAACCTCTTCCTCGAATGCACGATCCGAGGACTCGGTGGTGTAGATTTCAGCATGCTGGTTTTCGTAACGAGCATACTCCATGCCGAAGAGGGCGTTAAGACCCGGCTCCAGCTCTTTCGCAAGTTGTGCGCGAGAGATAGCCATATTTTAGCCCTCCTTAGACGCCGGTCGTCGAAACAGTGCCACCAGCAATTGCGCCATTCGGCGAATTGAAGTGGTTGTTCAAACGGACGATGACGGGAATACCAGCAACGGTGAAGTCCGAGTTTTCGACATCGTCTTGGATGCCCATGATACGCAGGTTCAAGTCGTCAGTGGTAGCGATGGTAGCGAGGTCCAGCGTGGCCGACGCGATGCCGGTAGCATCCACACCCGACTGACCGCCCGCAAAGTTTGCGTTTGCAAACACTGCAGCGCGAACTTCCGCTTCGGTGTCGAAGTCGGTCGTAACGTTGGACGTTGCGATTACGAACAGCTGCGAGGGGTCGTCATAGACGAATGCCTTCACGGGGAAGTCCGTGTTTGCACCAGCACCCGGCCAGAAGTTCGAGAAGACCTTCTTGCCGGTGGTCGAGGAAACGTATTCGCAGCCCCAGAACACACCCAACAGACCAACCGTGCCACCAGCTGCAGCGCCAACGCGGTCGATAAAACCGGTGGCCAGCGGGATAACAGGAGAGCCCTGATAGATTTTGTTCGTGTTGCCTGCGGCAATACGGTACTCGGATGCACCGGTGCTGTTGGTGTTCTGACCCATCTTAGCGATGGGACGAAGACCGAATGCGCCATTGATATTGGCCATTGTCAGCTCCTTTAGCTTTCAGTTAGTCGGAGGACCCACGTCCTCCGAACGATACACGGCTCTGCCGACTCTGATGAATCGGCATCGAAGGATGTTGGTCCTTCATTAAGTCCTGATCGACAGCCTGCATCTGTTCGCGGGTCCGGTTCCCGTAATACGCGGCTCTTTCACGAGCAGTTTCGATAGGAATGCGGCACAGCATCAGTCCACCTTGCCCGATTACACCGGCATACCTGCCCTCGTCGATGACGGGAGCGTGGTAATCCGGGTACTCATCAGCACGGACGGGTTCCCATCCCTCACGTAGCTTGGAGAAGACGTTCGTCTTGTCCTCTTCGCCACGCATAGCGACACGAATCCAACGGTGCACATAGCCCTCTGGGGCTTTCGGCGAGTCAAGGCGGCTGGGCGGTGCCCAAGGCTTGCGGCGCGCGGTTGCTTCACGCGTTTCAGTGTTGCGGGGTGCGCGAGTTGTCTCAGTCATCAGATCAATCCTTTACGTACTTTGCGTATTCCTCGAGAGGAACGTTCAGCTTTTTCGCAATGGCGATCTGCGACGGTGATAGCCTCACGGTCCTGCGCCCCTGTTTTGTACTGCGGGATGCTGAAGAGCCAGCGGGTGCGACCTGACTTTTTCCCGAAGGTTTCGACGCTTGGAACTTGTGCGGAAACTCCGTACGCATCCGGCGATCGATCTCACTATAGTACTCATCGCTCTGCGGGTCAAAACCTTCTTCTTCGACCAGCTTACGATGAACACCAAACGCGGCGTAGGTCATGACTTCGTCCTGACCAAACCAATCATTCTTCTCTGCCCAGCTTTGTGCCTTGGGATCAACCTGTGGCTGCTGCGCAACACGTTGTGGCTGTGGAGCAACATATTGCTCCTGCTGTACCGCTGTTGTTTGAACCCGCTCATTGGCGCGGCTCTTGGCCAAGTCGTACCGCTGTTTGTCCGTGCTAGCACGAGCCAGCGCTTCTTGGGCCTCGATCATCTTGTCCGTATCACCGGCCTCATACGCGTCTTTGTAGGCGCGACGAGCGGTTGAAATCTGGGCCTCAATGCGGGCGCCGTACTCATTCAAGTACCCGCTATCAAGCTGCTTGAGGCGCCCCTCGAGTTGTTGCTTTTCCTGCAACAGCTGCTGCGCAAGGCGAACGGCCTCTTGGCGGTCGCGCTCTTCCTTCCGATACTTTTCGGTCAGACGAGAGATGCGCTTTTGCACACCCTTGCTGTAGCTCTCAAGTTCGCCCTCGCCAGAATCTTCCGGCTCTTCGGTGGCAACTTTTGTCTCGGACTCATCATCTTCCTGTTCGATGATGATTTCGTCTTCGAGATCGTCGTCCTGTCGGTCAGACATAAGCCTTCTCCTTAAACGCTTTTGATGTCAGTGGGTTCAAACACCGTGGCAATAACCTCGTCATCGTTGATGACACGGATCTCACCGCCGTCGATCTTGAACCTCGAACCCGCATAGCGGCCAATGCAGACCCAATCGCCCTGCTTGCACCACGGCTCGCAGTCAGGCCCAAACTTGTTGGGATCCTTGTAGGCAAGAGGTCCTACTCGCAGCACATAGGCTACGACGGTGGCCACCGTCTCCCGGTCCCGAACCTCATCCGGAATGTACAGGCCACCCTTCGTCTGCTGCGCAGTCTGATAAGGCATGACCAGAACACGCCAGCCCGTCGGTTGGGGCAGGCGCTCCAGAAGTGGTTTTTCTAGGAGAGAGGGGTCAAGTACGCGACGAGCTTCGTCAACGTACGCTGTGTCGAGAGAAGGTTCCGCGCTGTCGCTGTCCGAGGCTTTCGCCTTGGCAGCTTTCTCAGCGTTTATTTTCTGCGCGACGTGATCGGGAAGATAAAGTGTCTTCGTCATAATCGTCGTGGTTCTCCAGCAGGGCGCGCATTTCATCAGCCGCGTAAGAGAGGCCCCGTAGCTCCCCTACAAGCTTCTTGTACTCTTCCCAGTTGGGAAGACCGTCAGCGGCGAGGACTTCTTTAATGTCCTCTTCGCGCTGGCGTAGTACCCGATACACATGTTGCGCAAAAGCTACTACATCCATCATAGGATCTCGTTGTAGTCGTCTTCTATGTCACTTGTGATCGGGCCACCTGTAGCCCATTTATCACATGTGTAATCAGAAGAACACACAAATTTTAGAAGTTGGCAGTACCCAAGGTCACCCGACTCGTCGCCGATGCACTCAATGCGCCGCTGTCCTCCGGGTCGCGGTAGTTTGCGACCTCGACTGCCTTTTCCTTATTCTGAGCGTTTAACTCAGGATCTTTTGTCGGCAGCGGGCAGTTGCGGCCCTCGTCGTCGCTGGACATTTTGTCGACCGGGGTCATTTCCCCAAAGACGATTGTAATTGCGGGCATTAGAACACTCCTCGAAATGCTTGTGGGCGAGCAATGGGGCTGAAGGACTTGATCATTCCGCCGCCGGCCTTGCGCTGCTTACCAGCGCGCTCAAGCGCGATGGCAACAGACTGCTTTTGTGGGAAGCCCTCATCCCGCAACTGCGAGATGTTGGCCGATACCGTCTTTTGCGAAGAACCCTTCTTGAGCGGCATGGTTAGGCTCCTGTGCCGCGTTGTGCGGCCATCCGCATTTGCGCTGCAATCCGCTCGCGGTTTACGTCGTTGCGTTCGTCGGCGATGTCTTCCTGCAGCTCAAGCCGCGCTGCTTCGCCCGCAGCCTTCTGCTGGAGTTTGGCTTGGTCAAGTGCCAGCTTGGCTTGGTCAATCTGGCCGTCCTGCATAAGCTTCTGCTGATCGAGCTGCAGTTCCGTCTGGCGGATCTGAACCAGAGGATCTGCCATTGGGTCAGGCTGCGGCGGCAAAAGATCGGGAACAAGACGTTCGAGGATCTGCTGCTGCATAAGTGCGGCGTAGTCGGCGGAGTGCTTCGGATCCTGCAGCGCCATCTGCACCTGCTGGATCTGCTGCTGCGCGCTGGCAGCATCAATTGCTCCGGTTTGTACGGCCAACTGCACCTGCTGAATCAGCTCTTGCGACTGCTGCATCATCTGCACACGGGCCATCAGAGCAACATGCTCCATGATGTGAGCCACGATCGCGATGACGGCATGCGGCGTGGCCTGCACGAGCGGCATCCGGTAGAACGTAACGTGCGCCTTAATATGCGCCTCGTGGTTCTGGTCGGGGAAAGCCTGCAGCGGGGTGCCGACCAGAGCGCGGCCGTTCTCCATGGCAGGATCCATGGGCTGCGGCTGCTGCGGCGGCGGCAGGATCTCATCAATGTTCTGGACCTCAAGGGCCTGATACATCCGGCGGTACGCGGCATGCAGGTTGTGCATCTGCGGGTTGGTCTGCGCCAGCTTGAGCTGCTCCTGCGCCAGTGCTACGCGCTGCGCCATCGAAAAGATGTTCGGGTCGCTGACCGGCAGGATATCTACTCGGCCGTCGAAGTCTTGCTGCTTGAGCTGCTGGCCTTGGCCCTCCAGCTCATACGGGTACGAAGCTGGCATGTTCTCGAAAATAATCCGAGCGAGGATCTTGAACTCCTGCTTCTGGCCGTAGTGCAGGCGCTTGTGGATCGCCGACAGCACTTTCATGCCGCGTTCGAGCAAAGCGACGGTTGTGCCGACAGGCTGCTCCTGACCCATGTTCTGGGTTTGCATGTCCGCCACCGAGATGAAGCGGCGACCGCCCTCGACCAGTGCACCGAGCAACTGACCAAGCGTGGCCGACGGCTCTTTGTATGGCAGTGGGATGATTGCATCGCGGATGTTTCCACCCGGCGCATCGATGTCGCGGAACTCACCCGGCTGCAGCGGCTCGTCGCTGTTTGCGACGCGCATGCCGCGCGCCTTGAAACCAGCCGGAAGGTTCGACAGCGTACCAGCATCGATAAGTTGGCGCAGGATGCTGGTCGCCGCGCGACCCAGCCCGCCGATCATGTGGGTCAGACCGAAGCCGTAGAACCCAAGACCCGGCAGGAATTTGTAATGAACAAAGTACTGGATCGCCGCGCGGGTCGGATCACCCTCGGCATAATTTCTGCGGATGGCCAAGATCTCGTTGCTGGCCTTGTCTACGGTGACGATGTACGGCAGCTTGATGCCCGTGGGCTCACCGTCTACGCCCGTGTCCTCGAAGCCGTCGAGGTCCAGCTCGACATGCATTTCAAGCAGAGTGCGGACATCGTCAGTGTACGAAGAACGCGACGTGCCCTGCAGCTCGTCAACCTTCTTCTTGACCTCGTTGCTGTCTTCGTCAGAGCCGCTGGTCAGTTCTACGTCGCGGTAGAACCCCGAAACTTGGAGCTTACGCACCTCGTTGTCGGTCATCTTTAGAACATGCGTGATCCGAGGGGCGCTGATCAGATCAGTCGCCGAATACGGAACCACGACGTCCTGCGCCGGGAGAAACTTGGACACCGGCCGCTGTTTGCTGCTGTCAAAGTAAACCTTCTTGAAGGTCGATCCTGACAGCGGGAGGTAGAAGAGCATTTGATCCGTATCCGGATCGTACTCCTCCATCTTGTCCACGATCAGGTAGTTCATGTAATCTTTGACCCGCTGGGCCTGTTCGGTCCGTTCGCGGCTGTGCGCGCCGACGACCTGCGTCTTTACGGGGCCGCCGGAGGGGAGCAGCTCCTTGTACGCTTGCGCTTGGAACTGGGTCACGCTTTCCGCGATGAGCGGGTGGGTCACACCCGATGCGCCCTCAAACGGAGTGCTGCGCTCTTCGGACTGAACGCCCAGAAGATCCAGACCTTTTACGTAGGTTTCTTCCCAGTCCTGACGAGAGGCGAGGTCGTCCTCATAGGCGCCGACCAGATCGCTGGCGATATCGCCAAGCGTGTCGTCTTCCAGAAACTCTGCAAGGTTTGCGTCGAATGGGATGAGTTCCTCCGCAGACATGGCCTCCATGCCGGCAAGGGCTTCAATCAGTGCGCCGCCGTCCGGCATCTGGGTGACCTGTGCGCCGCCTTCGAACTCCTCGGGAGAAAAAACAGGGATGTCTACGCTGGTCGCGTCCATCGGACCGGCGGGGCCCATGCCGCTCTCTACCATGTTGCCAAACGGCTGTGGGGGTAGCGCCATTAGTAGTACTCCCGTTTACGAGGAACCTGATCTGCAAAATCAAGCCGCTCCTCGTCGTGTATCGTAACGAAGCCGCCTTGGCGAAATCTTATCAAAGCCAAGGTCATACTATCACAAAAGTCGTCGTGATCACCATTCGGAAACGATGTGACCTCTTCAATGACCTCTTCGGCAAACCTTTTGTCGTCGGGAGCCCAAACCAAGCCAGCCTCAAACAGCGGGGATACCATGTGCATTCTTGTTGTCTTATCTACACCACCACCGCCCGCGCGTCTACCGGGCGAGAAACCCAGCGCCGGAATACCCCGTGCCCGTAGCTCGTCGATCAGCGGCTTACCCGTGGCCTTTGCCTCGACGATGACCATGTCCGGTTCCCAGTACTGGTGCTCCTCGAAGGCGACCTCCTTGAGCTCCGGGAAGTTCCATCGGCCACGCTGGGCATCCAGCAAAATGATGTTGTCCCTCGTTCCCTCTTCCGGCTCGAATACTCCCCACGTTGTGATGGCGGAGTAGTCGGCGGTTTCCTTTTTCGAGAACGCCGTGTCGTAGGCTTGGATGATGTACTTGAGCGGCGGGATCTTTTCCTTCTCCCACCGACGCCACCATTCTTTCCGCACAATCGCCGAACCTTCGCTCGTCGGCTGCTGCTGCCACTGCGCGGCCCACTTACCGAGCGGCAGAGACGCCTTGATCGAGAGCAGCGCGTCTTTGTCCCAGAACTCCGGCCAGAGCGGGCGGCCCGACGGCAGCAGCGCCGGGAACTCCACGACCTCCCACTG